GCGTCATTCTGATTAACATCATCTCCGTTTTTGTAAACATTTTCCCTCCTTTTTGCATTTACATTTTTACATTATTGTATATTTTTGTCAAGTAGTGTTTTCTTTTGTAAAGCAGTATTTGTTTATTTAAGTATGTTTCTAAATTTATTTATTTTTATATTCTCAATAATGTCTCTCATTCGTCTGTATATATAGCAATTAAAAAAAAAGAAAGGAAAGAAGGGGGAAAGTATATAATAAAAGGGGGATGATAGAAAAGGTGGGAAAGAGAAAGTATGAAACTATAGAGGATATGCAGAAAAAAATAGATAATTATTTTGATTATTGTGAGAAAAATAAAAAACCATTTACGGTATCGGGGTTGGCGTTTGCTTTAGGGTTGTCAAGAGAGCAATTAAATGTGTATTGTAAGAGGGAAAATTTTGCTGACATATTAAAAAAAGCGAAAGCAAGAATTGAGCAATACTTAGAAGAGAAGTTAGTGTCTGGAAGTTGTGTTACGGGCGTAATTTTTACACTTAAAAATAATTTTGGCTGGGCAGATAGACAAGATATTGTAATACCATCCGGCGGGATTAATATTATCGTTAAAGAGAAGTAAAATGGACACAGAAAAACAAAAATGGGAGATAGTTGCGAAAAGGGCACAGATGGATTTTTTAAAGTCAACAGCCAGATATCCTGCCTTCGTTGGGGGATGGGGAACGGGAAAAACACTCTTTGCAATTTTGAAATGCTTACAACTTTGTAAAAAGTATCCAGGAAATTTAGGGTTGATTGCGAGAAAGGAATATACTGACTTAAGAGATAGCACTATTCAAGATTTTCAAAAATACACACAACTCAAGATAAAAGAACAGCACAAAGAAATAGAGATACCAGCAACGGGTAGTAAAATTCTATTTAGACACGCAGATGAATTCAATGCATTGCAGAATATAAATCTAGGGTTTTTCTTTTTAGAGCAAGCGGATGAAATAGAAGATGAGAATATTTTTGATTTTTTGCGGGGAAGGTTAAGGCGGGGAACATTCCAGCAAGGAATATTAACCGCAAACGCCACAGATACAACGCACTGGCTATATAAACGATATAAAGAGAATACAAATAACAAAGATTATGCCTTGTTTGAGATGACTACCATAGAAAACGCTGATAACCTGCCAGAACTTTTTTTAAACGACTTAACTAAACTTCAAAGTGATAATCCCGCCATTTTTGATAGATATGTTGCGAATATTTGGGGAGTAAACAATAACCAGTTTTTGTTGTTATCCCCAGCCGATTTAGAGAGTTTGAAGGGTGTTAATTTTATACACCCACATACAAAGAAAATTATCGCAATAGACCCCTCTGGCGGAGGGGACGAGTGTCCCTTGATGTATATCGCAAACGGAGAATTAAAAGATATTTTAATACTTCACGAAAAAGATACAATGAAAATTGTAGGACACGCTATGTTATTTGCAGAAAAGTATAAGTGTAATAATTTTGCGATTGATGTAATTGGACTGGGCAAAGGTGTGGCTGATAGATTAGTAGAACTTAATAAGAAAGTAATCGCAATCAATTCAAGTGAGAAATCAAGTAATTCGCAATTCTATAACAAGAGAGCAGAAATGTATTTCTACACAGCGCAACTGATAAGAGATAGAAAGATACCCTATATTTTTGACGCAGAGACAAGAAAACAACTATCAAGTATTAGATACGACCCGAAAACAATCACGTCTGGTGGCGGGATAAAACTTGAGCCAAAAGATGTTGTAAAAAAGAGGTTAGGATATTCTCCTGACAGGGGGGATTGCTTTGTTTATGGTCAATGGGGACTTCAATTTGTTGAAGAAGAGAGAAAAATGGGAGGTTATGAGGATTACGAGGAAGAGACAGAAAAAATCAGTATATGGGCTGTATAAAAAGGGGAAATATGCCTTATAAACGGATTGAAAACGTAATATACCATAAAAAAAATGGAAAGTGGATTGTAAAGCAAAAGTGTAAATCTGTTGAGAGTGCAAAGAAGGCGTTGAGATTATTATATGCGGTTGAGAACGGAATGGTCCCAGAAGCAAAAGGAGTAAAAATATAATATGGCGAAAACTATTATAGATTTTCAAGAGTGGTTCAAAGCGTCACAGGAAGCAGATAACGAGTGGAGAATTAAAGCGAAAGAGAATTTAAGGTTTTATATTGGGAAACAATGGGATGCTTCTGATATAGCAAAATTAAACAGAGAGAAAAGACCAGCATTGACAGTCAATAAAATATTCCCGTTAATCAATTTTTTACACGGCTATATTATTCAAAACTCACAAGATATATCTGTCATCAACAGAAAAGGGGCAACAAAAGACGAAGCAGAGGTTTTAACAGAGTGTATCAAACATGTTATAGACACAAGTGATGGAGAAGATGAGGTGGTTAAAGTTTTCCTTGATGGCATTAAAACAGGGAGGGGTTTTTTGTCTGGACGAGTTGATTATACAGATGACCCAATTAATGGGGATTTAGTTCTGGAGCGGTTTAATCCGTTGAGAATATATCCAGACCCAAGAAGCGAAAAATATGACCTATCCGATTGTGAATTTATATGTAAAGTGTGTTGGCGGACAGTGGATTGGGTAAAACAGGAATTCCCCGATAAGGTGGATGAAATAAATGTGTCACAAATTAAAGATATATCAAAAATATCGTTCAGTGTTGGCGAGAGAAATAAATATGAAGAAAGTCGTGGATTATTGGGAGGGTTGAATAGCAGTCAGGTTCTTGTTGAGGAATACTGGTATAAAACAACTGAACCCGTTTTTTATGTTATCACTGGGATAGGGTTAATGCAGTTTAGAACAAGGGAAGAAGTATCTGATTTTATAGCGAGATTATCACAGACGGGGAATGGTGGAGTATTGGGAGATATACAGGTTTTAGAGCGTAGACGGAACGTTCTTAATTTAGCAACTGTTGTTAATGATGTCATATTACAAGATGTATCAAAACCACTTGGTGAATTTAATTCCTTCCCCATTATCCCCTATTATCCATACCGCCTTGACAGAGATGATGAGGTTACGGAGGATAATACGCTTGGAATTATAGATAATATTAAAGACCTTCAGAAAGAGATAAATAAACGAAGAAGTCAGCAACTACACATCATCAACACAATGTCCCATACTGGTTGGTTCAACCCAAAGATGGGCGGAGCGAATAAAAGACAATTAGAATTGTTTGGCTCAACACCCGGCGTTGTAATAGAGTATGATGCAATTAAGCCAGAACCAATAATCCCCAAACCGCCCTCACAAGCACATCTTTTATTAGAGGAAAAAGCCAGTATGGACATTAAAGAAAACACAGGAATTAACCCCGACCTGCTTGGGTATCGGGCGGAGAGGGGAGAGCCAGGCATTGTTATCCAGATGAGACAACAGCAGGGGATGATTACTATTGAAGGGGTTGTAAGAAATTTTATTCAAACAAAAAAGATTTTGGGAAAGGCATTGATAGGACTTATTACAAAAAGTGGATTATATAGTGAACAGGAGATATTAAATATAATTGATTTAGGGGACACTCAAGAGGAGCAAAATAGGAAATTACAAGCGGTTAAAAATATCTTAAATAATAATCAGGTGAAAAAGTTTGATGTAGTTGTCGCTACACAGCCCAGTAGCCCAACACAGCGTATTTTTAACTTTTATAAATTGACAGAGTTAATAAGGGCGGGGATACCAATTCCGCCTAATATTCTCATCAAGGCAAGTGATGTGCCGTATCAAGAAGAAATACTGCAATACATAAAAACAACGACAGAAATGGGTGGTTCAGTAGCACCGCCTGTTGTATAAGTTGGGTTTCTCTGTTTTCCCTTATTAAAAACAGAAGATAGCGGACTACCCTGCGGTCCGAAAAAACAGCAGGAGAAAAAGGAGGAGATATGGCGGTAAAAAGAATAGAAGAACTGACAGATGATGATGTTGCGAAATTGACGGAAGAGCAGATGAAAGAATTGGAGGAAAAAGGGGAGATAGAGATTGAAGATACATCTTCTGACCAGACACCCCCTGCTGGTGATGAAGATGTTGCACCACCGCCTGGTGATGATAAAGGCGAGACAACCCCGCAAACGCAGGATGAACTTGCGAAGATAAAACAGCAATTAGAAATAATACAGCAAGAGAACGAGCGGTTGCGGAGAGAAAGCGAGGGGCGATTGAGAGACCTGATTGAATTACGGCAGAAGGCGAGACACACAGAGAAAACTGAAGAAAAATCAACAAGCCCGTTTTCTGATGTTTTAAGAGACATACAGGATGATGACTTTATAGAGGGAAAGAGAGTAAAACTTCTTACCCAGAAAATTGAAGAATATCTCCAGAACAAGGAAAAGGCGTTCAATCAAGCGGTAGAAGAAAAAGTCCAGCAGATTGAACTACAGCGGATACAGAGTTTATTTGAGGAGAGTAGAAAACGGGCGGAAAAGAAGTATCCAGATTATCAGCAGAGGGTTGAAAGTTTTCTTAAAGAACTCTCACCAGCGGAAGCCTACTTAATTCAGCAGGAACTCTTAAAATCGCAATACCCCGCAGAGGAACTATATCAAATGGCTACTCGGCTTCAGGTGTTGAAACAGGGCGAACAGATACAGAACAAAAAGCCAACACCAAAAATAATGGGTGGTGGCGGTGGTGGTAGTTCTGTAGCAAAACTTTCACCAGAAAAACTGTTATCAATGTCTGATAAAGAGTTTGCCCAGTTAGAACAAGAACATCCAGAATTGATAAGAGAAGTTTTAGAAAAAATTACGCAGTAAACAAGGAGGATTAAAATGGCTTCAACAACTATACCCGCAGGTCTTGTGCCTCAGATTTGGGAGCGTAGGTTATGGGTAGAGGCAGCAGGGAAAATATTTTTTAATAAGTTCGCTGGTGAGGAAGTGCCCACTGGAGACACAACTTCCGCTAACTCTTTTGCTAACATTGTTCATATCAACACTGACCTTACAAAAGAGCCAGGGAATACTATAACTTTTGGATTAGCATATCAGTTAAGCGGAAGCGGTGTTAGTGGGACCTCTACGATGGAGGGGAACGAAGAAGCGATTTCTTTTTATTCCCAGTCCGTAACACTGGACAGGGTTAGGAATGCTATTCTTTGGGATGAGGTTTTACAAGGTAAGAAGTCCCCTTATAATCTGCGAAACGCCGCAAAAGTGTTGTTGTCTGACTGGCTCGCTAACAAAATAGACCAGATGACGGTGGACGCTCTCGTGGCCTCACCGACAAAAATATTGTATGGTGGAGATGCAACATCGGACGCAGAAATAGATAGTTCCGATGTATTCAGCACAGCGTTGATTGAGGCGGCCTGTAGAGTTGCAAAGACCAGCACACCGAGGATAAGACCTATCAAAGTAAATGGCAAGGATAGATATATTATCCTCGCTCATTCCTATCAGATAGCGTCTCTCCGAAGCGAAAGTGCTTGGTTGCAGGCACAGAGAGAAGCGAATATAAGGGGTGAGGATAACCCCATATTCAACGATGCGGCAGGTGTCTGGGGTTCTGCTATCATTTTTGAATACGACAAGATACCTCTTTACACAGATTGGGGTGCTGGAGGAGAAACACCAGGGGCAAGAGCATTGCTTCTTGGTGCGCAGGCAGTTCTGTGGGGGTTTGGAAAGAAGGTCTACTGGAAAGAGAGGGTAACGGATTATGACAGCATAGGTGTGCAGGTGGGTTCTATTATTGGCGTAGCAAAAGCCAAATTCAATAATAAGGACTATGCCTGTATAGCGTTGGATACCTATGCGGCAGAAACTTATCCTTCTGCTACCTCCTAACGATGTCGGGGCGGGTGAGATTACTTATCAATCCCGCCCTACTATGAAAGAACTAAAAAGGAGAAAATGAAAATAGGTTGGTTATGCGGTAATGAGGAATGGGCGTTTAAGATAATTACAGAAACACACAGCAAGGAACTGCCTGAATATACACATATTTTTAACGAAGTAGATGTGGCTGATGTAATTTATGTGCCAACAACATCATATCTGAAAAATGTAAGTGATAAGAAAAGGGTTATTTTACATTTGGATAGTTTTAGAGCGTTAAGATTATGAGAGTATTACACATTGTTTTTACTAAAAACTGGTCTTGGGGGTTTTCAGGACAGGTTTTAGAGGAAAATTTAAATTATCCAGTTGATACTACGATTTCTAACAGGGAAATAATAAGAGATACTGGTTATGATGTTATTCTCTCACAGCAAATCACTCTTATGAGGTATATTATGGAGAAAGGGAAAACGGTTTGTCGGTTAGGTGGGAATTATACCTTTGAAAATAAAACTAAAACGGTATTTGATAATGAACTTCGACAGGTCTTTGCTGTTATTGCGACTAATAAAAAACTTTATAATATAAGTAAGCGGGTTAATCCCAATACATTCCTTGTTCCAAATGGGCTGGACCTTACAGGGTGGAATATATTAAAAGAACCGCCAGATG